GGTGATCGTGTTTGCCCATCCTGAGATTGCCGACGCGTTTGCGGTCTTTGGTAAGTACTACTTGCCAGAAGACACGGTCAATGCCAACGGCAACAGTCAGTACTCGGGGTGGATGCACACCGGACGATTGATCGTGACGCCAGGCAATGTGATTGATTTCAGTTGGATCGAAGCTGACCTGAATGATCTGTCCTCTCGCTTTGCGGTGCAGGCCGTCGCCTTTGATCCGTTTCAGGCGACGCAACTCTCGACCCGAATGATGAGTGAGGGCCTGCCGATGATTGAAGTGCGTCCCACGGTGCTGAATTTCTCAGAGCCGATGAAGACGCTCGAAGCGTTAGTGCTTCAAAAGAAATTGGTTCACGACGGCGACCCGGTGCTGGGCTGGATGGTCAGCAACGTGGTGGCCCACCTGGACGCCAAAGACAACATCTACCCACGCAAGGAGCGAGCAGAAAACAAGATCGACGGCATCGTGGCACTGATCATGGCGCTGTCGCGCGCGATCAAACCGGGGGACTCGGTGGTGCTGGGAGCCGACTACGAATTGGTATTGCTCTGAACTCATGGGACTGTTTAGCTTCTTTGATCGCTTTCGCGGATCCGGTGCTTCAAGCGGTGACCGCAGCCCGTACGGCGAATTTTGGTTTGAGCCGGTCTCGGCCCGGACTGGCAGCGGTATGCGTGTCTCGCCTGACAGCGCGCTGCGCCTGGCTGCGGTGTATGCCTGCGTGCGCATCCTGGCTGAGACCATGGCATCGCTTCCATTGGTGGTTTACCAGCGCCGCCCAGACGGCGGCAAGGACAAGGTCACGGACCACTGGCTCTACCGCTTGATGGCCAAGCGCCCGAACCGGTTTCAAAATCCATTCGAATGGCGCGAGATGCTGCAAGGCCATCTGGCTTTGCGCGGCAACGCCTATAACCAGATCATCACCAACTCGCGTGGCGAGATCATCGAACTCATGCCGATCCATCCGGACCGGGTCAAGATCGAGTTGCTGCCCTCCGGTGAATACCGCTACCGCGTCACTGACCGGGCGGGCACCGAGGTCATCATGCCCAGAGGTGAGGTCTGGCACCTGCGCGGCCTGTCGTCAGACGGGTTGATGGGCATGAGTCCGATTGAACTTGCACGAGAAAACCTGGGCATGGCGCTGGCCGCCCAGGATTACGGCGCACGCTTCTTTGCCAATGACGCCAAGCCGACCGGCGGCTGGATTGAGTTTCCCGGCTCGTTCAAGGACAACGAGGCAAAGAAGGTGTTTCGTGAGTCCTACCAGCAAGCGCAGTCCGGTGCCAACCGCGGCAAGGTCCTGGTGCTGGAAAACGGGATGAAGTTCCACGAAGTGGGTGTCACCAACAAAGACGCCCAGTTTCTGGAACTGCGTAAGTTTCAGATCACTGACATCGCACGCCTCTTTCGCGTGCCGCCACACATGATTGCCGACTTGGAGCGCGCCACGTTCTCCAACATCGAGCAGCAAAGCCTGGAGTTCGTCATGCACACCATGACACCTTGGGCTGAGCGCTGGGAGGCCAGCATCGAATCGGAGTTGCTGCTTGAAGGTGACGACATCGAGATTGAATTTGATTTCGCTAACCTGATGCGCGGTGATGCCGCCAGCCGCTCAAGTTACTACCAAAGCGGAATTCAGAACGGATGGCTCACGCGAAATGAGGCGCGTATTGCAGAAAACCTGAACCCAATTGACGGGCTGGATGAGCCGCTACGCCCTTTGAACATGGTTGAAGAAGGATCTGCGGAAGACCTGGACGCTGATGCAGAGGCTGCAGAACTACCGGCTCAAGAAAAGACCGAGCCTAAAGAAGACGCAGAGGACACCACCGCAGTCCGCTTATCGGCCGTGGTGGCGAGCGCCGCTGAACGTTGGTCACGGCGCATCAGCCGCGCCGGAACGATTGATGACAAAGACATAGCGCTGATCGCCCAAGCCCTGGCTGTCTCACCTGATCGTGCAGCCGCATGGGCTCACGCGATCAGCGCTAACCCGATTGATGAAGCAGAGCTGACTCAATCATTGATTGCACTGGGGGAAACACCTTGAACCAACAACTTCTGATCGCCGAGTTTTTGGCGACACCCTGGGCTTTGATGCCCGAACGATTGAATGCCGTTGCTGCCGTGCTTGCACGCTGGTCGAGTAACACGCCCGCAAGTGAAGACGTGATGCAACGCATCGCAGCAGATCGCAGCGCCCGTGAGGCCCGGCGTCAGTCCAATCAGGTCAATGGAGGTGGTGCTGGAAACGGTATAGCTGTTTTGCCGCTCTATGGTGTGGTCACCCAGCGCGGCAACATGGTCGATGACGTCTCAGGCCCGGGAAGTGTAAGCACCCAGCAGTTCGCTGCAAGTTTGCGTCAGGCACTCACAGACGAGAGCGTGAGTCAGATTCTGATCGACATCGACAGCCCCGGGGGCAGCGTTTATGGCGTTGCAGAACTCGCCGATGAAATCATCAGCGCCCGGGCGCAAAAGCCGGTCATTGCCATTGCCAATAGTCTGGCTGCCTCGGCGGCCTACTGGATTGGCGCTTGTGCCTCCGAGTTTTATGTCACCCCCGGCGGTGAAGTGGGCTCCATCGGCGTGTGGCAGGCGCACCAGGACTACAGCAAAGCTATGGATGAGGCAGGCGTTAAAACCACGCTCATATCGGCGGGCAAGTTCAAGGTCGAGGGCAATCCTTACACCCCGCTGGACGAAGACGCACAAGCCTTCATGCAGTCCCGCGTTGACGACTACTACGCAGCGTTCACCAAGGCAGTTGCCAAGGGCCGTGGGGTCTCCATCGCCCAAGTGCGTGATGGCATGGGCCAGGGCCGGGTGCTAGGTGCCGATGCCGCCCTTGCCAGCAACATGGTCGACGGCATTGCCACCCTGGATGACGTGGTGCGCAAGATGCGCCGCAGCGCCAAAGTACAGAACAAGCCGCAGGCCTCGCGCCTGCTGCAAGCGAGAAATTCGCTGGCCTACCTTTGAGTTTTCGGGCGTTGCTCCGTTGAGCACAGCCTTTTATTGATACGACCCGTCGGTCGTTCCCCAACCAGTCACTGACTCCTTCGGGATGCGGTGGCTTTTTCATTTCTGGAGAACCCTTTCATGAGTAAACAAATGCGCGAGCTGCAGGCTCGCAAATCCACCCTGGTCAAAGAGGCTCGCGCGCTGACCGACCGCGCTGCTGCTGATAACCGAGACATGAGCGATGAGGAGGTCAGCGCCTTTGATGCGTTGAAGGCTCGTATCGAATCAGCTTCAGGTGCAATTGACCGTGAGGCCAGTCTTATCGCTGAAGAAGCGCAGATGGCCATGCATCAGCCCCGCAGTGCGCACGTGACCGTGACCGACAACCGACAGGCCGATCCGATGCACGGCTTCCAGTCGGTAGGCGAGTTCATGCAGGCCGTCTACCAGGCAGAAAAGCCCGGCAAGTCGCTCGACGAGCGTTTATTGATTGGCGGTGGCCGTGGTGCTGTTGCACCCGGCAGCTTTGCCAACGAGTCCTCGGGTCAGGACGGCGGCTTCATGGTGCCACCCCAGTTCTCGCAGCAGATTTTTCAGCTCTCGCTGGGCGAAGACTCACTTTTGCCAATGACCGACAACGTCGAGATCTCTGGCAACAGCATGGCGTTCCCCAAAGATGAGACCACCCCTTGGGGCACCAACGGTATCCGCGCTTACTGGCAGGGTGAGGCAGCTTCTGCCATTGCCACTAAGCCAGTCCTGGGCTTGTCCACATTGCGCCTTAAGAAACTCATGGCGCTTGTGCCCACCACGGATGAGTTGCTGGACGACGCCAGTGCATTGACCAGCTACCTGCCCGACAAAGTGGCGACCTCCATTCGCTGGAAAATGAACGAGTCCATTCTGTTTGGCGCTGGAAATGGTGTCCCTATCGGTGCTTTGAGTTCGGGCGCGACAGTGACCGTGGCCAAAGAGACAGGTCAGACCACTCAAACACTCGTGCCTCAGAATTTGGCCAAGATGATTGCGCGCCTGCCGACTGGCTCGTTTGCCAATGCGGTTTGGATCGTCAACAACGACGTATTGCCAGCACTTTTCACGCTGACACTGGGCAACTACCCGATCTACATTCCGACGGGACTGACGGTGGGCGGCATTCAGGTCTCGCCCTACGGCACGCTCTTGGGTCGCCCGGTGTTTGTGTCTCAACACGCCAATACATTCTCTGCGCAGGGTGACATCTTGCTGGTGGACCTGAAGTACTACCAGACGATCACCAAGTCCGGTGGCATGCAGACCGCAACCTCCATGCACCTGTACTTCGATGCCGATCTCACGGCGTTTCGCACGACCTTTCGCATGGATGGCCAATCCAAGATCGTCGCTCCTATTGCGCCAGCCAAGGGCAGCGCAACTATGTCCCCCTTCATCCAACTCGGCGCGCGCTAAGTCGCCGGACCCTACAAGGAAAAACCATGTATCCCAACTCAAAAGCAAGCGAGATGCTCGCAGTTCTTGGAACCATCGATCCGGCCACACAGGCCGCAGGCGCAGTCAGCACCGGCTGGATATCGGTTGCCAACCACCTCGGATTTCTGGCGCTGGTGCAAACCGGTGTGCTGGGCACCTCGGCCACGGTCGACGCTAAGTTGCAGCAGGCGCTGGACAGTTCAGGCACAGGTGCAAAAGACATCAGTGGCAAAGCCATCACCCAGATCGTCAAAGCCACGGGTGACAACAAGCAGGTACTCGTCAATGTCAAACCTGAAGAGCTTGACACTGTGAACGGCTTCGGTTTTGTGCGTGTCACAGTGACCGTTGGCGTGGCCGCCAGCATCACCTCGGCCCAGTTGCTTGGGGTCAACCCCCGCTACGCACCTGCAGACGTGGGCAATCAGGCTGCTGTGGTTCAGGTGATCTAAATGCCATTGCAACTCGTCACCCCACCTTCAGAGGAGCCGGTGTCCCTTTGGGAAGCCAAACTCCATCTGCGGGTGGATTTTGACGAGGATGACATGCTGATCGCATCGCTCATCACTGCGGCCCGGCAAGCAGCCGAGACCCTGACCGGTAGGCAGTTCACCACTGCCCGCTGGAAGCAAGTGCTCGACTGCTTTCCCGGACCGTCTCTGATGGGCGTACCGGCAGGTCAAGCTTTCAGCTTGCCGGGGCACGCTATTTTGTTGTTCAAGACGCCGGTGCAGTCTGTCGTCTCGATCAATTACCTTGACATGGGGTCTGCGCTGCAGGTCATGCCTGGGGCCACCTATACGGTGGACACCGCCTGTGAGCCCGCACGCATCACACCCGTGTTTGGTCAGATCTGGCCGGTTTGCTTGCCACAGATTGGTGCGGTAT